CAGGAAAATAACTTTGAAAAGCAATTTTTGTTCTATCATGTAATAAAACCAAAGGCTGATACCGGGAAAAAGATTAGCTCTGAACTTGAATATACTAATTTTATCATATGTGATAAGGATAAAGAATATATTCAGGATGATAAAGGCTACCACGAGTGGCCTTGTACAGTGCCGAGATGGGCTCATACGTCTGATGATGTATGGGGATATGGTATAGGACATAAGGTGTTGCCTGATGTAAGGGTTGTAAATAAGGTTATAGAGCTTATTCTTGCGAGATGGCCTAAAGACATAGACCCACCGCTTCTTACTCCGGAGGGTATGCCTAAGCTTGATTTAAGGGCAGGTAAACAAAATAGTGTTCCCAGGGCAATGATTGAGGCTGTAAAACCGTTATTAAGCAATAAAGATGCTCAATCTAACCAGATAAGCCTTGAGAACCGGGTTGACCAGATTGAGAAGGCGTTCTTTACAAATCAGCTTCAGATGCAGAAACAGGCTCAGATGACCGCAACAGAGTCTACTATTATATTTGAACTCATGGAACGTATGATGGGACCTGTTCTTGGAAGGAACGAAGTAGAGATATTTACACCGAGGTCTAATAGAGCGTTTGGAATAATGAACAGGGGTGGTGCGTTCAGGGATATACCTCTAAGCGAAGAAGCTCTTAAGAGTATTGTAGGTAATATTAAGGTAGAGTTTATTGGTCCACTTGCAAGATCACAGAAGCTCAAAGACGCTCAGGCTACATCTCAGTGGATAAGAGAGTCTGTAGAGGCTTCGACTACTACAGGAAAAGTAGAGATACTTGATTATATTAATTGGGATGAATGGGTACAGGAAAACGGTAGAGGTAAAGGTGTTCCGGAAAGCTTGATTGTAGATGATGCGGATGTTGAGGAAATCAGGGAAGAAAGAGCTCAAAGGATAGCAGAGGCACAGGAAAAAGAAGATGCTAAGGACTTAGTCGATGCAGCAGGTAAATTAGGTAAAATAGGGGGTGGAGATGCTGAAGGACAAGTCGCATGATGATTTAGGCGAGATATACTTACAGACGTTTGCTACATCTGGTGGACTGGAAATACTCGCTGATTTAAAGCGTACTTTTTACAATACGTCTAGTTTTGGTAAGAAGCAGGATGAAGTACTGGCAGACGGTTACAGAAGAGATGTAGTTCAGCACATAATAGACAAGATGTATGGAGTAAATAAGAAAGCAGCAGCACAGATTATGCTTAATGTAGATTGTGTTTAATTTTTTAAATAGGGGGTAAGACAATATGGATGCAATAGTAGAAGAAGGTGGATTTGCTAACATGGATGCGTTTAGGGACTCGTTAGATGAAGAGTTGCGTAACGAACCAATAATCAAAAACTCGAAGGATATGGGCAGTATTGCCAAGATGGCGGTTGATAATCACCGTATGGTAGGGCAGAAAACAGAGGAGTTTATTAGCTCTATACCTGCAAATGGTGATGACCCGGCTGCGATTGATACGGTTTATAATAAACTTGGTTGGCCTGGTGCAGATGGTAAGTACGAAGTAGAGCGACCTGAAGCAGTTGAAGGCCTTGAGTACTCTGAAGAACAGGAAGCATCGTTTCTTGAAGCAGCAAAGGAAATGAGGCTTAATGGTACACAGGTAAATAAGCTTATTGCAATGCAGAATGAGTGGCAGAAAGCTCAACTTGCACAAGACCTCGAAGCTGCGACTAAGGCGAATGACGCTCTTAAGGCTGAATGGGGCGATAAGTACGAAGCGAATAAAAACGAAGTTAAGGCTATTTTAGAGAAATCAGGTGATGAAAGCCTTGTAAAGCTATTTAACGAGACTGAGCTTGGTAGTCATGCAGGGTTTGTTAAGCTGATTCATGCACTTGGTAAGGGTTCGATAGAAGCAACGGCTCCGGGTAAGGGCGACCCTGCCGATGCAGGTGCAGTAAAGAAAAACGAAGCACTTGATAAGATTGCTGCAAATTACCAGGACACGAAGTTTATGGATGCTTACAGTGATAAACGACATGAAGATTACGAGAAAAATCAGCTTGAAATGGAAGAGTTACACCGTATAGCTCATGGCGAAGCGGTAGTTGGATAAATAGGTTGTTCCGGGCTACTCCGTAAGGAATCCGGATATATTGCAATAATATTGCACGCTGGTAACGTAATTACAAGGGAAATCTGAAGTAGGGGCGACAGGCTACTTTCCGACAAAAGAGGGTTTAATTCTAGTCTTTTATCGGGAGGATAATATGTCACATGAAATTACAGTTGCCAGAGTGCAAAAGTTCAAAGCGGACGTTATACATCTGGCGCAGCAGAGAGGTAGTGTAGTAAGAGATTTCATACAGCTAAAAGAAGATGTTGTTGGAATGTCTACGTTTTTTGAAAGAGTAGGTTCTTCTGAAATGGTCGATGTTTCTACAAGGCACGCTGCATCGCCTCAGAGAGACACACCACACTCAAGAAGGCGTGTTAATCTCGTTACCTCAGATTGGGGAGACTTGATTGATAAGGCTGACCAGAGGCGTGTTAAAATCGACATACTGGCTGCATACACTCAAACAGCAGCTTGGGCAGCAGGTAGAAGGTTTGATAAGCATGTTATTAACGCTGCTACCGGGAACGCTCTTGGTGATGAAACTGGTAGCACTACAGTAGCTTTACCTGCAACTCAGAAAGTCGCTGTTACCGTTGGTGGTGGTGGTTCTGATGTAGGTCTTAATATGGATAAACTCTTAAGGGCGAAAGAAATCCTTGACGACAACTATCCTAATGACGCTGAAATGCGTTCTGTTCAGAGAATTATTCTTCTTCATTCCAGGCAGCTTAACCGAGACTTGATGCCTGATGATAAGATCGGTTCTACTGATTATAACACTCTGAAGGCTCTCTCAAGAGGCGAGCTTAAGGAGTATCTTGGTTTCCGGTTTATCTTAACTGACCAGCTTAATACTGATGCTAACTCTGACAGGCAGGTTATCGCTATGAGAGCAAATGGTGTCGGGCTTGGTATCGGTGAAGAGATGGACTTGGAAGTTGCTAAAGACCCTGCGTTCAGATTCTCTACAAGAGTCTTTGTAGAAATGGATATGGGTGCTGGAAGAGTTGAAGAGGAAGCCGTTGTAGAAATTGCCTGTGACGAATCGTAAAAGCTAATTTACTGCTAATTGCTGCTAAATTAGCATTTGGAATCAAATAACATTTTTATCGGGAGGATTTTATGAAATTTAAGCATTTTTTCATGGTGTTTATCGCTCTGTTTTTCATTGCGATTGAATGTCAGGCTGCTACGCTTGATTCCGACTTGATGACAAACCGCAATGCGAGTCCTGTTGTCAATAACAATCCTAATGTGGATGGTGGTACGGTAAGGCGTATTAGGTCTAGTTATACCTTTACAGGTAGCGAGGCTTCTGCTGACGTTATTCAAATGGCGCAAATACCTAAAGGGTCTGTGATCTTACGAGAACAGTCTACTATTAAATGGGGTAATATGGGTGGTACGGTAACTGCTGAAGTCGGTGACGTATTTGACCCGGACAGGTATTGTTCTTCTATTGCGATGGGAGAATCGTCTATCTTCCGGAACCTTGGAACTGATACAAACTTTACCGAGGCTTTAGGTGCTAATGGTACTTATACATCTGTGGCGGTTGGGACGTCTACCTCTGATGATACAGTAGATGTAACGCTTACTACTGTGACTAATGGTGCAACAGGAGCAGTTATGTACATGGAAGTTGTATACGTTTCTAGTGGGTAAACTTCATTGCTCACCCCCTAGTGATGCGTGAAGCGGTGGAGGGGTACTTCTGGTATCCTTCCACTACCTTTTAAACCAAATATAAATTATGCCTATATCAAACAGTAAAATAGCGAGTATGGCACTTATCGAAATCGGTGTAGAGCCGATAGATAATCTCAATGACGAGAATGAACGTGCTAATATAATGGATAAGATTTATGACCAGACGGTTGATGAATTAATCGAGGGTTATCAGTGGAACTTTGCAATGGAAAGACAGTTACTTGTACAGAAAGCAATTACTACTGCACAGGCGTTAGAGTTTACTACTGCGTGGCAATTACCGACAAACCCATATTGTCTAAGAGCAACAGAGATGATTAACTCTGAGGATGATTGGAAGGTAGAAGGCAGGACATTGCTTACTAACCTTTCTGCTGTGACTATTAAATATATAAAGAGAATTACTGACCCGGTACAGTTTACACCGAGTTTTATAGGAGCATTGGTTCCATTACTGGCATCAAAAGCAGTATTACCTCTTAAACAAGATGCTAAAGCTAAGGAGGCTCTGTTTGGACTTCATCTTGAAATGCTTAATAAGGCAAAGGCAAACGATGGGCAGGAAGGTACTGCTGAGGATTTCGTTAGTTCGGAACTGACAGATACGAGATTTCAAACTGGTGGGTAAATGAAAATAAGATTATTTATATTATCACTTATCGTCTTAAGTGCAAATATAGCGTCTGGTGATGTTATACAGAAGAGGATTACGTCATTTTCTGCCGGAGAACTAGGACCTAAGATGATGGCAAGGGTAGACTTTGCCAAGTATCAGAACGGCCTTGAGAAGCTGGAAAACTTCATTCTCTTGCCACAGGGAGGTATTCAGTCAAGAGCAGGGCTTAGATATGTAGCAGAGACAAAAGACAGTACTGTTCAGTCAAGATTAATCAGGTTTATCTTCAGTACTTCAGATGCGTATATCTTAGAGTTCGGTAATCAGTACATAAGGTTTTATAAGGGCGGCGGACAGATTCAAAGCGGTGGAGTTCCGGTTGAAGTAGCTACGCCATACCTTACTTCAGACCTTCCTAATCTAAAGTTCGCTCAATCAAATGATGTAATGTACTTGGTTGATGGCAGAAACTCTATCAGGAAACTATCAAGAACAAGTGATACGGCATGGACTTTGGCTACTGTTCCTGGCGACCCACCACCATCATTCCAGAAAGCTATAGATTTAAGCGAAACACTTACTCCGGGTGCTACAACAGGTAATGATGTAACCTTTACAGCAGGTAGCGCGATATTTCTCGCAGCAGATATTGATAAGGAGATATTATCATCTGGTTCGGTTGCGGTTATAAAGACAGTTGGGGCAGGAGCAGGTGGTACAGATACGGTAACTGCTGATATTACGACTGACTTTGCAAGTACAGACCCGATTGCTTCAGGTGATTGGACTCTGTTCGGTAGTCCTGCTGCACAGATAACTCCTGATAAACAGGGTCCGGTAGGTGGTAGTGTAGGGCTTACTCTTGATATTGAAGGGTGGAGGTCTACAGATGTAGGTAAGTTTGTAAAAGTAAGCAATGGATATATAGAGCTTAATAACTTTACATCTACTACTGTAATGAATGGTATTGTAAAGCGAGTGCTTGATAATACTACAGCAGTTGAGGCAGGGCTTTGGACTCTTAATGATAATTCATGGAGTAGTGACAATGGGTTTCCCAGGGCGATTGCGTTTCATGGTCAGGGATTATGGCTTGGTGGAACCACGGCTCAACCGAGAAATATATGGAGGTCATCATTTACTGACTTCGAGGATTTTAGCCCCGGCAATAATGACGATGACTCGATAGATAAGCAGGTTGCTACGAGGGACCCTATATTATGGTTTTCTTCGTTTAGGGATTTGGTTGTAGGTACTCAAGGTGCAGAGCTCTTACTTGGTGCAAGTCCTACTACTCCATTAACGCCTACAAGTGGCGATATAGTGCCTCAGACAGAGGAAGGTAGTAAAGACATACAACCTATTAATGTGAGGGGTGTGACGCTCTTTATAGAACGTGCAGGAAAGAAGCTTAATGAGTTTTTATTTTCATTTAATATAGACAAGTTCGATATTACTGATTTGACAGTACTTGCAGATCATATATCAGGTGATGGCGAGTTTACTGAGATGTCGTATCAGAAAGAGCCTCATTCTATCGTATGGTTTGTAAGAGATGACGGTGAACTTGCAGGGCTTACTTACTTAAGAGAACATCAGATAGTGGGCTGGCACAGGCATACTACTAACGCATCGGGTTTATTTGAGAGTGTGGACACAATACCTATTTCCGGGATAGACCAGACATGGGCGATTGTAAATAGAACAGTAAATGGTTCTACTGTAAGAAATGTAGAGTATTTCGATGAAACAGCACATGGTACTCATTCTTCATGGCTATGGGATAGGCTGACTACTGACAGTTCGGTTGTTTATTCCGGGTCTGAGATAACTGTAATGACCGGGCTTGACCATCTTGAAGGCGAAACAGTAAGGGTATTATCTAATGGTATGATTGACGGTGAGCATGTAGTTACTAATGGACAGATAACACTAAACTTCGCAGGTACAGAGACAGAGGCAGGGTTAGCATATACTCCGGAAGCTACTACGGTAAGACCTGATATAGCAGGCTTGGGTGGAGAGACAATACAGGGCAAAGAAGCAATGTGGTCTAAGCTTACTGTAAGGCTACTTGATACGCTTAATGGAACAATAAACGATAAGTTTCCAATGGAGACAAGGAAATCAGATACTTCAGGCGATGCGATGGATGCTTCACCACCTTTATTTACAGGTGACGTAGTACAGCAGGGAGTTGATTTGTTAGATGAAAATGACAGGCATGGAAGAATCAATGTTAAGCAACAATCATCTACACCTATAACAGTATTAGGATATTTTGGGGAGTTTAGTGTAAATTGAAAAGCAGACTCGCTGACTTTGAATGGGAACATTTAGACAAAATAAAGCTAAGAGAGTTTGATGAAATCGGACTCGCTGTTGTTCCTAATAGTAAAGAACAATTGCAGTTTTATATGGACACTGGTATATGCTATACAGGTATGGTCGGGGATAAGGTAGTGATGATTGGTGGTGTCTCTGTTACATGGCCTGGCGTTGGGTTTGTTTGGCTGCTTACATCTGATTTGGTAAAAGAACATAAAGCTTTCTTTCATAGAACTTGTTTAAATATTATAGAAAAAGGAATTGTTAAATA